GATTTCCTTGCGAGACTGTCTGGACACGTCGCCGTGAACATTGATCTCGAAGTGTTGTGATGTTTGGCCTCTACGACCAGAAGCTTGAAGAACTGCTTTCTTGTTTACTGGACCAACTTGACCGCCCTTTGCAAAAGCAGGAACGTTGTCATTATTGATAGCTTCAAGAAGAGGCTGATACTTCTTAGTCATTGATGCACGGGTTACAAATTCCCCGTTTGAGAGCATCGCTGCAATAGAGTCGCTGGTACCGGTTCCGGCACCTCGGATGAGACCACCAGTTGCAGCCGCAACAGGAGCCGCGCCCCCGCCAAAGCCACCAAACAGCCCACCAATCCATTTGAAGATACCTGTTAGAGATTTTCCAATGGACTTGAAGATACCGGAGATAGCACCGCTACCACCGAACAACGCGGGAGTTACTTCTTGACTTGCAGTTTCAGCAACACCTGTGCCGAAGGTCATTGCCAGACCTCCACCTGCCTTAGTCCCTGCCTCGCTAATGCCTGCAAACATATCATTAAATATTTGGTCAAGGCCGAGAGCATCGAATAAAGCGTCAGTGAAGCTTGCAGAGAACTCCTCAATTATTTTGCTGGAGATCATATCAAGCAAGCCGCTGAAGAACTCTCCAAGGCTGGCAGAACCATCAAGCAGTGAGGTGAGGGAGCTGGCAAAGGTGTCCCGAATCTGTTCAGAAGCTTTTCCAAGATCACTGATTTTAAGAGTCAGGGTGTCGATCGCTTGTGATGCACTGATTGCTTCAATAGAGCCGACTTGCATAGTTAGTCTTTGATTTGTTAAGATCTTGATCTGTTCGGCAGCATCGTAAGCGAAGGCTGCTTGCTCCTTTGAAAGTCTTCCAAGGATATCATCACTAAGAGACTGCCCCCCAGCTTCCATGCTAGCTTTTAGACCACCAAAGGTGCCGTCATTGAGACTCCTCATTGCAGTGAGTTCAGCTTCTTGCATAATTTTCAGTGATTTACGACGAAGTTCTACCTCATCAGCAGCTGATTTATTAATTGCTTCTTGAGCTTTCAGATAGTCAGCCGAAGCAGCAGTCAAGTTGCCAATAGTGGACTTAGAAAGGTTAGCCAATACTTCGATTGGTGCATTCACACTCAAAGTAGAAAGACCTTCATTGAAGGCTTCCCACCACGTTTTAGCGGCACCTCCACCACTCTTTCCAGCTGGAGAACTCGATCCAGAACTTGAATCCGAGCCAATCGAACCGAGAAGTTTTTTGATATTTTGCTCCAAACCATCGGCACGGTTCTTGAGGCCGTTCATAGCGATGTCGGCTTGTTCTTGCGCCGTTGTTCCAATTTTTCTTTCAGCGGGGAGAACCACGCTGGATATATCACCACTACGGATGAGGAGGAGAACAGCAGCCAGCTTTGAGCCAAACTCTACAATCCTGTCAATGGACTCTTTGGAGAGTGTCATTGCGTCGCTTATACTAGGAGCGTCATCCACCATCGAGAAGACTCGCTCGAGTTTAGTTTCAGTGTCGGCAAACAGGTTAAAGACCTCTAGTTTTTGTTCTTCAATGTTGAAGAAATCAACTTCTTTCCCTGAGTAGGAAGCTATCATTTTCTCTAGCTCGTTAAGTTCCCCCTCAGCAAAGTCAAAATCTCCTGCTGAAGGTAGCCATTTGATTTCAAGGCCATCGGCAGCATCAGAGATCCTACGGGACAACTGAACAAACCCAGAGTCAGTTTCAAGCAGAGCGCCATCTATCGTTGCACTTAGTACGTCACCCAGGTTTTTGAACTGAGAAGTCATGTAGCTAAAGTCTGCAGCATTCAATGATTGGTTAACAGCAGAAGTAAGATCTTCAATTGACGCAGCGTCAGCAATATCGGTGAAGTTATTGTTGAACTGGCTCCGGCTTATGGGTTCACCACCCTGCTGCATCTGTTTTGCATTGTAGGAGTTGAAGATCTGGCTCTTGGCGTTTTCAAGAGAGATGTTAAACAACCTAAGGGAGTGAGTTACTGCATCGATAGTTTCTTGCGGTCTACCTCTCAGTTCCGCCATGGAGTCGATATCCGCCCCAGCGGCCCGCAGTGAAGAGAGTAGAGCTTGTAGATTTTTCTCGTATTCAGTAGCTGTACTTGCTTGTCCAAGAACTACCTCAGCCAGCCTCAAGTTGTAACTCAGAGCTTCCATTTCAGGAGCGTAGCTTTGGCCCGTGGACACCTTTCCGAGTGCGAGAAGTAAGCTCTCTTGAATTGCCATTCCAAGGTCAGCAGCGCCTTGAGACTCTAGCTCATCCCAGCTAATCTTACTAGATCTGTCCAGGAACGCCATCAACTCTTTGTTAGACGCAGCAAATGCCGCACTGAAGTCCATGGGAGACAAAGAATCTCCTGCGCCTAGACGATTCATCCGTCTATCAATGAGCTCCGCTTCGGTCATTTTGCGGTCTACTCCAGGCGACATTTTTGGTGTTATCCAGTTAGTACCCTTTTGTAATGAGTATACAAGCTCATCAATAGGCTTCGATAGGTTATACCCAAAGAAGCTGTTGAAAAAGTTTCTATCTCTCTCAGTTTTCCGTAACGCATCGGGAGTGGATTGCGCACTTGTGATCCTCGATGCTAGCATACGAGTGAAGACTTTTTGATTGAAGGCACTTGTGCCCAAAAGGCCATCACCCGTTTTAGGAGTTGGAACAGGTGTGTTGTCTTTAACAGCGTTAGTTACAAGGTTTGTAGCGATTTTGACTTCTCGGATTTGTGCGCGAGTTAGTCTTCCCTCTCTCTCGTATATTGACTGGTTACGAGAAAACACTTTATTTGCGGTCGCAATTGCGGAGGTTATATTACTGAGTTGCTGGTCTGACATCAAGTTCAGGTTAACAGAATCCAAGGCATCTTTGAGGCCAAGGTCCATAGTTCCAACTTTATCGAACTGAAGGAAACCTTCAATCTGAGATCTGGTCTTTCTAGCTAGCGCAGTGGTGCCAGTGAAGAAGTTGACCACTTGAGTCTTTGCCCAAGAAATCTTCTCCATAATTCCATTACCGGGGCCGAAGAGCCATAGTGTAAGGAAACCGGCTCCAGCTACCATCCCTAGAAACGGGAGGGCACCCACAGCGATAGCGAATTTCCCAAGACCCATGATGGCACGTCCGATAGTGGAGAGGAAAACGCCAGCCCCACCAAACAGATACTTACCAATACGACCTGCGACACCAGCCGAGGCCTTTACTGGGAGAATGTTATTGATGGTCAGGACAGAAGCTTTCAAGTAGTCAAAGGTACGTTGTAGCGCCCCAAAACTACTACGGCTACCAGCTCCCAGGCCACTTGTCACAGTCAGTGCTGCAACGGCGACCTTCTTGAGTAATTTCAAGATTGTTCTGTGTCCAAAGACTCCAAAGAGAGCCAAGCCCACTAGACCAAACTCAAGACCACGAGACACAGCAGATACCGCAGATTCTGCGCCTGTAGCTGCGTTTGCAGCAGCGGTGAAGATACCAATGATAATCGCAGCGAGTGCTGCGGCCTTCATACCACTACCAAACATCAAGTTACTGAACAGACCAAATTTACCGGCCTTATCCTTGACCTTTCCTGATAACGTCGAGACTTGGTTTGATACCGATAAAAAGAAGTCTTTCACTGACTGACCGACGGTCGACAAGCTCAAGGCAGACAGAACCATACTAGCCATGCCTGAGGCGTTGCCAGCACCCCCCGGACTACCAACAAACTTAGAGAAGTCTATTTTACTGAGATAAGTCTTCAGTTTAGATACTTGAGTTTTGAAGTTTGATGGGTCAAGGAAACCCCCGATCCATACACGAGCCATTTTGGTCTTACGCGCCTGATCCGCCTGAAAGAAGGAGGTCATCGATGGGAAGTTTGTGGTGAAGAATTGTGTCAACTTTTGTTTTAGTTCTGCGCCTTTTCCTTTGGGTAGTAGGGTCTCAATCAACCCAGGCGCTGTGCTTTTTGTCGCTAACGTAGAGATAAGTAAACGCTTAACACGATCGAGCGTGGTCTTCAAGAGTGATAAGAAGTTACCACGACCGAATAGGCCAAGGCCAACAAGACCTAGTCCTAATGATGTTGTTGTGAGCACCGACAGGGTATTGAAGTAGCCGGTCAGAGTACCCAGGATTGTAATAGCACCCAGACCCATTGCCAGGAAAGCTCGGGGTTGAGCTCCAAAAACTAAGGAGCTGAGAAGCCCTCCAGCTGGAAGTTTACCGGCCATTGTACCTACGCCTTGGCCCATGATTATCGAAATAATACCTGACAGACCAGATTGGAACGCTTTAAACTTTCCCGTCACCAAGCTAGCACCTGCACCTAAGAGTATAAAATCGAATATGCCTGAGCCTGGAACAAGACTCTTTATATAACTAATTGTTCTACCAATCACTCCAAAGTTAGCAAGAAATGAGTCTACAAAAGCAGTACCCATTTGAGATAGGGTACTAACCAACATTGGTATGTTTCTAAGAAGCTCATTTGCCATCTTTCCGAGGTGGTGGCCAATTGGTTCCGCTATTTTAGCAAATACCGCAGAATCATAGATTTCTTGCCCGGCCTGCTCAAAAGCCCTCGAAAGAACATCAGAGGTGAGTGCAAATAACAATACAGTACCGATAGAGGCTAGTTTTGATTTTGCAAAGACTGCCACAATACCCGTAAGCAAGCCCAGACCCATGAGACGACCAACGTCTTCAGAGAGCCCAGAGGTCACCTTCATCACCTCACCGATGAAGGAGGCAGTAGCAGCACCCGCAGCTCCTCGGAAATCTTTCATGGCATCCAGGATATTACCCACAAATCCAAAGTCAGTTCTCATGTAGAAAGACCTGAATTGTGACTTAATATCTTTGAAAATGCCGCCTAGGTTTAGTTTTTCAATCTCCATCTTAACATTAAGTTTGAAGGATTCCCGGCGAGTCTTCCTGGAAAATAGAGAATCATCCTCAAAGAGATCGCTGATATTCTTGAAGATAGAGTTGACAGTTCGGCTGAATGAATTGATGTATTCAAGCGCCTTTTTAGTGTGCTTACCCGCTAGGCTACTCACACCCTCCATAGTGTCAGTCCACCAAGAGTTACCAATGATTTCATCGTACAACCAGAAGAACCAACCATTCACCTTTTTAGCGAACTGAGCAACTTTACCCAAGGATTCCTCCAGAGACATATCTGTAAGAGACTTAATACTTTTCGCTAGCTTCTCAAGATAGTTAGCCAGTCCTTCATTAGTGGTAACCACCTTGAAGAGCTCTGAAAAGCTATCTATGCTCAAGTCACCCATCGTTTCTCGCAGTTTGTCAACGTTACTTGCAAGGTTACCAACGTAGGTGGAGGCCACCTTAAAGATTTGTATGTTGGTTACTTGACCGAGAGAGGAGAGGACAGCGCTGATGCCGGAGAGGACCTTGACTATTGCAATCTCGGTGACCTTTTCGTAAAAGTCAGCTACGGATTTGATAGGAAAGTCTTCATAGGTTTTACGTAGAGTATTGTTAAATAGGTACGTGGCGTTTGATACCATTTGCGCCGAGAAAGCATTGTATGACCGCAGGCCATTACGCGCCATTTCAGCGGGTAGGTCAGACATATTTCGGAAGAATCGGTTGTAAGTCTGAGTTGCAATCTTAAACAAATTGATCTGATCTAAGATGTTATTGGTGTGAAAGCCTAGCGTGCTTGAAATGGATCTCATGAAAGAGGAATACATTTCTACAGCAACAAGGGAACCAAAGCTGTTTCCAAGATCCATGATCCCTTGGCTGAGCTTGATTATGCCCTCGTAGCCACCCTCAAAGCGGCCTCCAGTTAGGGCCATGATAAAATCGCGGTAGCTGTTAGCGACACCTTCTATGATCCTACCAAACTTTTGGAAGATAATCTGAGCAGTGGCAACCCAAAGATCGTTTGCTGGGTCTGCAATAAGGACGGTAAACAGTTCTTTAAGGAAGAACGCAGTAGTTTTTAACCCGTCTACTACATTTTCAAAGGATACCTTACGGAATCTCAACATCTTTTGGTCGATGAGTCCTAGATAGATGCCAGTCTTTAGGAGCGTGATGTTAGCCTGACGGCCAAAGCGCTCAAACTTGTTGCCAACATTGAACCACTGAAGACCAACCAACCTGATTGAGTCTGCCATTGCATCTAGGGCACTCCTGAATTCCATAACTGAGTTAGCGTTAATCAGATCAAAGAGAGCTCTTGAGATACCGGCATCCACAAAACTTAACATGGTTGCTCTCAGCCCCAGGAGCGAGTTAATGAGGTTTGTTGTAGCACCAACCATGAGGTAGTTAACAGCGACTGAGAAGTCATCTGCAAAGGTCCTCATTGGCGCTATCATGGTGAATCCAACTTGCATAACTCGACTGAAGATTGCCGACAAGATGTTACCAACACCTCCGAGAATTGAGAGCAAGTCGTAGATGGGGTATACAATGAACCGCTTGGCAGCAAAGCCAATGGCCGTCATCTTATTTTCCATCCCATTCAAGATTTCGGTTACTCTGGAGAGGTTGTCAGCAAGACCTGCAGAAAAGCCAAAGCCTTTGTCAAAATTGAATACAGAGCGTTTAAAGGCATCTCCCAACACCGTTTTGCTCTGAGCAATTGTTGCATTCATTATCTCAAATTCAGCACCAACCTTCGAAGCCTGATTGACCATTGCCTTCAAAACTACATCAGTAGTCAGCAGACCCTCAGCTGCCATAGCTCGTAGTGAGCCCATGCTGACATCTAACTCGTCTGAGATGGCTCTGGCAATCCGAGGCGCTTGTTCCAGCACGGAGTTAAGTTCCTGACCCCGGAGTGTACCGGAAGCAAGACCCTGGCCCAATTGGAAGATAGCAGCACTGGCAGATTCAGCTGAAGCTCCTGAGATGGCAAGAGATTTTTGAACAGTAGAAGTGGCCTTCAACATATCTTCTAGCGAGGTGTTAGAATCTTTCAAGGCCAGACCGAAACGGTTGAAGGTCTCGGTAGTCGTGAGCATTGAGGTCCGGCTCACAGCGGCAATATTGATCAGCGCCCTGCGCGTCTTTGCAAGATCGTCATTTCTTCCGGTGACGAGCGCAATCCGGTTGTCGAGGTTTACCAACTCATCAGAGATTTTGGCAAAGCCTTGTGTTATCAAACCACCTGTTGTGAGAGCTCCAAGGGCCAAAACGGTGCGACGCACTGCTCTTGTGACTTTGGTAAAATTCTGCTCGATGTTTGCGGTGGTTCGAGTGACTTGAGTATTTAGTTTTCTTAATTCAGCAACCGCCGGGGCGGTCTGCACCTTGATAGTGCCAACTTTAGCAGCTGATCCCGACACTTTTTGCGCTTCTTTATCTAGTCCGCGAAATCTTTGGGAGAGGCGAGATAATGCTGAGTCTAGTTTTGCGGAATTGGCTTCCATGTTTACGACTACAGTCATAATTTTCTCCTAATAAAAAAGCCCTACAGTTTTCACCATAGGGCCTTTGATTACTTGTACTCTACCAAAGAGCCCTTTGGCTTACCGTGGCGAAGCAGAACAGACTCGATAAAGAAAGCAGGGGCTTGTTTTGATGAGCCTGCGTTCAACATCTTGACGTATTCTTGTGAATTGGTTACAGTTGCGGTTTTCTGAGTTTTAACAGTTTCCCAGCTACTAGCTGCAAGGCCGGTCAAGACTGGCGTGTCAGCTGCGAGTTCTTCAGCCACCTGATTTACAGTACCTTCAAACTCGTCATAACTCTTTTTTCTTACTGCTGCTTTTATATTTCGCAGCTCCTCTTCATACTTCAAGGATATCTTAATCATTAAAGGGGTCCTCCTCCGTGAATTTTCGTTTAAACCTCTCGTAAAATCTTGAACTCACCGAAGAGCCTGTGGACTCTGAATTCGAATCTTGAATAACCTTTAAAGAATGAAATAGATCAGATGGTTTCAGCTTATCGCTGCCACCGAAAGACATGGCGATAACTGCTGCCCGATTATCTTCGCGCCATCCGTAGGGACGTCGAGCAAAGTATTCATGCCAACACAGTTGTTCTTCATAGTCAAGCTGATCTAGTTCTTCCATTGTACGACCAAGGTAAAAAGCTAGCTCGTATTGAGATAACTCAGCTTCGGTTAGGCGTTTCCCTCAGCTGGCTCGCTGATACCCGAGTACTCAAGGCAACTCTGGGTGAGAGAAGCAAGGTCATCAAGGGGGAAGGCGTCAAACTCTTCATCCGTCATATCTTCAGCACCAACGACTGTCATGCGGAGAACGAGGTTACGAATAGCGAGACCTTGCTCTTCTTCTGGAAGTTTCTGGAGAGCCTTGATGTCTTTCTGAAGTGATTTAACTTCTGAGCCAATTAGCTTCCGAACTTCAACAGCACCTTTTTCACCAAGGAAGTCGATTTTCTTAAGTTTACGGTCTTTGTTGAGCATGTTACGCATTTGTGGATTCTCCTACAATTTCATTGTTATTTGATTTGATTTCTTCGATAAGTTGGTTGAGCTGAGACAGGTTGTGGAGAGTCACCATGACTTCTCGCGTTGCATCTGAATCACCTCGAAATTCTTCAAGTCGAGCGATCGTTTTTTGAGTGCTGATCGATACACTATTTTGCATGTGACGAAGGGTTTCCCTAATCACATAGTCATTACTGAATGGTTTACTCATTTCATTATCCTTGGATGGTGGGGCCACCGATGTGGCGACCCCTCCTAAGTTGTTTATACAGTGAATGGACCGAAGAAGTCTGACTGGATAGACAGAGCAACAGTCGCAGTAGATGCGTCATCACGTGATGGGTTGATCAGCAGTGATTCGATCTTACCGACAAAGTAAACGTTAGCGTTAGGGACTGTGCCCAGACCACCAACAGTTGCTGTCAGGTCAACTGGCTCGGAAGGCAGCAGCGAGAACTGGAATACCTTAGCGACGCCATCAGCCACGTAGTCACCGAGAGTTGTGCCAGCGGCCCACTCTGAAGGTACGTAGTTGATTGTCAGCTCCAGATCAGGGGCATCGGACTGAGCGCCGATGGACTGTGTCTGAGCCTGGCCGTAGACAGGAACCTTGACGATGTTCGCGGGTGTACCGAAGGACGGCATGTCGCGGATGTTTTCGACTTCGTCGTAGTCAGCCACAAGGGCAAATAGACCTGCAAGGTTTGCCTCAGAGGTGACGCTAGGGACTGCGCCGTTTGCGATGGCCAGTGCAGAATACTGAGCCGCGCTAATTGATGTTGGGAATGCCATAGTTGTTAATCTCCATAGTAGTTAAAGGGAATCGTGAGATCCGCTCTTGAAAGGGTTTTGTTGTCTGGGTCTCTACCCATAAATTGTAGTGATGCTAGATCCGTTTGCAGCCCTTCAATGACAGTCTTTGTTTCAAAAATTTGAAGCAGAGAAGCTGTCTTGTTAACGGGTACAGTCTGTCCATTACCCGAGGGGTAAAAGATAGACAGAACAATCCTACCAGGAATGACACGAGCGTTACCTGAGTAAGCAAGGCGATCTGTGTTGTTGAACACGACCATGTACTTGATAAACTGGGGTTTGCTAATGTTGCCTTTGTAGTCATGCGGATACACAGGAAACTCTTCAGTCTTTGAAGCTTCCGCGAGGAGGTTGAAGTTATCTACAAGTGTTTTAAACATTGGATAACCTCGCTGCTGTCAGAATATGAGCGCCTTCGTAGGACTCAAAAGATTCAATTTGGTATTTGATACTATTGACAGTGAAAACGGAGTATTTAGAAATGTCAAAGTCGATTGAACGAGCAATGAACTTTGTCCTGATAGTTGAGCCGTCGGCTGTCACATGTTCAATAGGTATCATCTCAACAGCCTTGAGTTCGAGAGTGGAGTTTACATCCCCTCCTACGAAATCAAAGCCGCTGACGAGTTCTTCATCAAAGGTTGCGATCTGAACCAGATCAGACAAACTTCGAAAGGCTGTGTCTACTCCCGCCCTGATCGTTGATTTCAATGACATTAGTTTGACCTCCACCAACCTGCAGAGGTTGCGCCGGAGAGCAGTAATGGCATGATCAATCGATTCACGGTTGTGGGTATCTGCGGGATTCGCGGCGGGGAACCAGCGCTTTGTCCGCTAGACAGCTCAATGGGGCCAACACTGATAGAGGTGTATCGTGTGTCGTAAGCCCCTGAGATTGCCTCAGGATACCTAACAAGGTGTAGGGCAAGTTGAGCAGTTGCCTTTTGAAGACGAATTGGAATCTCAGCAGCTGTGTAGCTGACCCATAGATTGAGTACAGGATCAAAAAAGGTACCTGCCTCTCGGGGCCAAGCTAGAGTCTGCGTTGGGTCGACAGCGACCCCGATCCATGGTTGTTGGTCTAGCAAGTAGGTAGCGTCAATGAGCGCCTGCTCTTGAACAACCAAGGTTTCCGCTTCCCAGTCCGGGTTATCAGCGAGATAGTCGTCTGCAGAAGCGAGGTAAGAGTTTTCAAGATAGACAAGCGCCATTGGTTGCTCCTTTTATGAGTGAAAGATTGGAAGGATGCCCAAGTTCAGAGGGTCAACTTTACGATTCCAGCTAGCAGCTGCCGCCAGAGTGGTGTTGCTTGCGAAGGCAGAAGTGGAGCCAGCCCAGTCGTAACCGAGGGGGTGAGCCACAAAGCCGTAGCGGTACCAGATGTCGGTCGAACCACCACCTGCGTAAGCAGCGGCGTCACGGTCGACTTCGGTTGCAACAGGCATCGGGATCTCAGCGAACGCGATGGAGTTTGGCTTAACCAAGAAAGTTGTCTTGTTGGACTGCGCGTTGACATTCGCACCAGCGGACAGGTCACCCTGAGCTGCGCGGGTCATCAGCAGACGGAACTTGCCACCAAAGATTGTCTGGAAGGTCATGTTGCCGTCCTGGATACGATCTTCGTCAACGAGGTTAGCTGCGCGGAGGTCAGCCATGATCTCAGGGGACGTGATCATATAGACATAGTCGGGCTCGTAGTCCTTGTAGAACATACCCATTGCACGGAAGAGACGCTCACCACGAGCAGCACCTGTGGCACCTGAGTCGATCAGTTTACGCTCATCGTTTTCACCAGTCGCAGCAGCACCGAAGGCACCGTTGGAGTTGACGTCAATGAAAGCACCTGTGTCGTTGTCAGGGATTGTGTCGAAACCGACGATGCCTGCACCGACTGCAGCTTCGGAAGCCGCTACACCTTTGAGGGCAGCGAGGATCGCAGCGTGCTCGTCTTGAGCGCGAGACTCAGCGAAGCTACGGGCGAAGTACGCCAGACCGTCCTGCTGAGAGATGATACGCTGCAGGTTGACCTGCTTCGAACCGATTGTGCGAGCTGACTTGATGTAGTTCGCGATGTCGGTTGAGATCTCTGTGTAGGAGCCGTCAGCTGCGTTGCTCAGGGAAGCAATGTTGACGGTTGCATCGAGTGGTTTATACCAGCGCATCTGACCCGTGAAGCTTTCACGTGACGTGTCGATGTCTGCACTACCAGTAACCATACCAGTGGAGTTGATTCGTTTCTCTTCTGTCCAACGCTCTTGAGCGTAGCTAGAAATCGCTAGTGCGACGTTTTGAAAGTTTGTGTTTGTAATAGCCATTTGTTGTACCTTAGCCTTTATTTAGTAAGTAATAGAGCCCAGCTTACCCTGTTCAGCTAGACGCAACAGATCTTCTGTTGAGACACCTTCGAGAGTTTTAGGACGCCCAGTACTTGTACTAGAGTTGTTTGTTGATGTTCCTGTACCGGAATTATCTTTGGGTTTAAATAGAAAGTCTTTGTCGGGATCTTTACGGAATGCCTTGATGTAGTCACCAATAGGGGCACCCGATTTATGAACCCAACGCTCATCATCATCTTGAACTAGTTCTGAAACGATGGCTTTGAAGGCAGTCTCCTTAGCGAATTCGTTCTTGAACTCAAGCCCGCCCAAATAACTATCGAGTTCCCGATCGCGAGTCAGGGACGTCAATCGCTCATTGAGGATCTTGTTTGTTTCTTCATACTCTGTCAGCTTCAAGTTAGCAACCTCTAGGTGCTTCCCTTCAGCCTCGAGCTGTTTACGTTTTTCGGCCTGTTGATTCTCTTTCAGTCGTGTATTTTCACGAGCGAGTTCTTCAGCTTTCTTGTAAGCTTTGTCAACATTGCTTTTCATTTTGCCTAGACGATCTTCAACAATCTTTTCAATCATGTCAGCATAATCTTCTGACAGCTTTTGTTTTGTTGTTGTATCTTGATTATCGTCAGTGGTCTGTGTAGTTTCTTTATCTAGTTCGTCTTGAGGTTCATTAGCTTCATCAGCCATAGTTTTATAATCCTTCTGCACACAGTGCTAGTAGAGCTAAGGTACAACCTTGACTCAGTCTACTATGGTAATCCCTCACAGGGAGGGGTTTAAAAAAAAAAGAGGGGAGGAACAGAACAGGAGGCCCTCTGGGGGCTTCCGGTCCTGCTACCCTTCTTTATCGTTACCTGGTGGTTATTCCAAAAAGTGAGGAAAATGATGTATCTATAATGATACTATATAAAGTAGTGTTATCCCCTTGATCAAGGATTAGAACAATGAAAGCTAAAGTAAACAACCCTGCAATGACCGAAGCAATGAAAAAGGCTTTTGAAAAGCCAATGACAGAGTGGGTTCATAAAGAGTTGAGCCTTCTCCGTTTTCACCCAGTTTGGATTACTACTACCATGCTTGTCGCAGCGGTTGGTGTCTACTCTTTGGGTGGAACTCTTGCAGCTTCCACTGCAGCTCCCGCGCTTATGATTCCTATTGTAACAGGCATCTTCGGTTGCGGGATTGGCTTGCTTATGGCGAGCCTTGAAACCACTGTTCACTCAGTGGTCTACGACTATATCACGCCTGCCATCAGCGGCGCGTATGACTACCTGGCCTCTTGGTTCGCCAGTGAAGAAGAACCAACAGTCGCAGCCTAAGGAGCGTAAGATGACTACCTCAAATGACACTAACAACTTCCAAGCAACAGCACAAATTGTTGCGGCCATCAGTCTGGGTGCATTCCTGGGTACGACGGCTTCAGCAGCACTGCTACTCCCAGTGATGGGTGTGGCAATCAACACTACGTACCTTGCCTACATTACTGTAGTGGGTATCGCAGTTGGCGTAGCGGTGATGGAGATCGCCCTCCCGTCAGTCTTTAGTATCGTTAATAGTACCAGCGAAGCCGTGGTTGCAAGCTGGAATTACGTCTCAGATTGGTGGTATCAAACACCTGAAGAAGAAACAATTAAGGCCCAGTAAGAGGCCCAAGGACTTTTTATGTTAGAGAAACTACTAGCTACCATGGTTAAGATCTGCGTTCAGCTGATTTTGACAAGACTAGAAATTTGGTGGAGAAAACATGCTTGATTACTTCGTATTCAAACTTGTATCCGCCTTCTTCCTGATGTTAGTTAAATCTCTTTCCTAAGTCGAAAACCGGGCACCTAACGGTGACAGCCCGAAAGAATCGAGAAAAGATGTTAAACATTCTGTTCAATCACATGATTCATGGAGTCATCTTCTGTTTTAGAAAGGCAGATCACTACCCGGCTACCCTGATACCAACCCTTAAAAGACTTGAGAGGAAATAAAATGACTGGTCTTTATAACGTAACCCTCACAGCATTGCAATATGGTGTGATTACTGGAACAACACTCGTGGTTGTACCCGCCTCATTGGCAGTCGCTCTTATCTGCCAAGCATCTGACATTGTAGTCGACGGACTAGAATGGTTGAAGATCAATGGGGAAGGTGCAGCTAATGCCGAAGTTGGATAAACTGGACTTCGCAGCAATACTTGAGTTGGCGGTCGTTGCCGCTACTATCACTCTGATAGTTGAGACCCTTCTCGTTACCGCAGGTAAACTGGAAGAAGAAGAGTAAGATAAGTCATCGGCCCATTAGCATCATGCTAGTGGGTCGGTGGCTCCTTCTTTTTTTTTTTTTATCCGTGGATCACAAACTGTTGAGCTTGAGCCAACAAGAAATAGACTTGAGCTACTTCTAGTGGGGTTGTCACTAGCCGGAATTCACCCTCTTCATTTGTACCAATGATGATCAGATCTTCAATACCACTCTCCTTAGCCATCTCGAGGAGAGTCTCTGTGGCGAGCATCTCCTTACTGTGCTCCGGGTCCTTCTTAGCGTCGTCTGCAAACAGTTCTACTACCTTCATTATTTTTCCTTCTCATGGCCCAAAACCGTAACGGTTATAGCCTGGTTTAAGTGGTTGAAGTATCTCAGCGCTAGAAAAACCTTCGCTGATAAATCCTTTTTCGTAAGCTTCCTCTAAATACTTTTCGTATACGTCTTTCGGTAACCCTTCTTTTCGCAGAGCATCCAAAGTTGCCTTGATGTTGTTGAAGTCTCTAGCTCGCGCATACACTTCGAACATGGAATCGATGCCCTCTTCTAACTCGTTGATATTCATAAAAATAGCATCGTGAATTGTAGAGGTTCCTAGTCCTCGTTTGAGCCCTTCCAGATGGTAGCCTCTAACAAGAGACGCATCAAGAGCGTGGTTACCGTTCACCCCGAAACCAAGGCGAACATCGCCAATGGAGCCCTTACCGAGAAGCTTACCGTCTTCCGCAGACATCTGGTAGATGTTACGTATATAACGCTTAGACTCTGGGTCATAGAACCGGATTTCTTGTTGGATCTTTGGTCGGTATCTTTGCATCAGGACTTTGTTGTCAAAGGTGACCCAAGGAATGTCTACTTTACCAGTAGTCAAGGTGTATTCTTGAGCAACTCGCTTCCAGAACTCGATGTAGGTGTTTGCAACAGGCGCTCGTTCAGTTAGCTTTTCTGACATGATGTTAGCGATCTGCTTGAATTCCTCAGGTCCGATAGTAGGTCCACGAGTGTTAGTGTACTTACGAACGAGGTCTGCGACATCAGGATGGATCTCTTCAGCCTCTGACAACATTGCAGCACCGATATTAATATCATGTTTTTCAACCATGTCCGTTAGCTCTCGCCTGAATTGTTTGAGAGAGTCAGCTGTTTCAAAGGCACCAATGTTCTCAGCATCCTTGATTTTCTGGTCGACAATCTTTCTGAACCCAAGAAATTCTGCTCGTGTTGTGAGAGTAACATCTTGCTTTCTAAGAACTTTTGCCAGTTCAACAGCCACTCGAGCTCGCTGTCCCGTCGCACCAGCACCATAGAAGGCGATCATAACTTGATACTTGGAGGCCTTTGAAAGGTCTTCCCATGTCAGGTCCATCCCGAGTTCTTCCATCATCTTCTGAAAGCGGGGGTCAGCAACTGCATCTTGAGCAACAAGATCGTAGATCCGGTTCTTACGTGTGGTTGGCATGACGTTACTGGTCAGAGCAGCACCACGGTTTCCTGTAGAAAGCGCAATTACCTGTAGACCACTAGCTGAAGCGTCTGCTTCTCCCATCAGCTTAGACTTGAAGGTACTAAGAGACTTGGCATCGAATCGGCCACCAGTGTGTTTATGGATGCGATAGTATTCAAGGGCGAAACGTGCAATCTTAGCGACTTCCTCCCCTTCAATCGACTGCATGAAAGGGTCTGTCAGGAACTCTCGGATACGACGATCACGCTGTGTGGTGTGAGACATGATCTCGCCTACACGGAGAATAGACGCTTCATGACGCTTAAAGATTGCCATACGGCCAGCATCTGTGAGCGCCTCTGTTCCGGGTCCGATGACTGACGCCATTTGGATTTGGATCTGATGCAGACCCTTTGGTGTCATCGCTGTTGCCTTTGCTGAATTCAGGAAGGGCCGGACAACTTCACCACCTGTAGGTGTCAGGTAGCCGTTGTAGTAGACACGGCCACGTCCATCAATGCGGGCAGGTACTGTGAATTTCTTACCGCTGCTATTGTAATAACGTATAGTTTCCATGAGTCCGTACCCTTGGTCACCTCTTCGAATGATTTCCTCACGGAATGTATTAATTTCATCAAAGTACTCAGCCTTTCCTCGTTGATCTTTGAATCTAACTACGTCATCCATGAAACTAGCGAAGGTAGGGTCTACCTCGTATTCAAGAGACATAGTATGGTTCAACATGTCCGCAAAGTCTTTATCAAGCTGTTTGGCATCAAACTTTTCGTAGGCAGAACGTGTGATAAGTGGGATACCTGTGTCGTTACCCCTGCCATCAATGTAGTTCTTATTACGAGCTACTGCATACAATTTATTAACAGGTCGATCAATACCAACTCGGTTAGCCAGCTGAAATTTACGAGAGGCGAACTGCAAACGCAACATATCTGGGTCAAGTACTTCAACTTCACGAGAGACAGTATCTCTCCAGTTACCGGAGAAACGACCTGTATCAAGATCAATAGTAGCTCGTCGAGTAACACCACGAGAGTTGACGCGGATTAGCCCTTGATCACGAAAGTGAGTCAGAATAGCGGAGCCTTCTCGATGGAAGTCGCTTAGGCTGGCCCCCATATGGGTTGATGCACCCGGCCACTGTTTCTTCAGTTGTTTACCGAGGTTAATTGCTAGACCATCGTAGTCAGTCATACGACCTGCGGCAATAGTCTCCATTAGCCCAGACATAACCTTGATAGAGTCTTCCGCTCTTGTACCTTTTTCAACTTGACTGATTAGGCTGTCGGCTAGGGACTTGCGTCGGCCTCCAAGAAGGAACTCTAGGTCAATAATGTCACGGTAGGCTTCTCTGACAGAACGTCTGAGGAAGTTCATTACCCCCTCTTGAGAGAGGGTCTCAAGAAACTTGTAGTAAGGTACTTTACCCTTGACCTTACCCTCAATATGCTCCTTGATGATTTTTGACCATTTGTCAGGTGTCTTACCAAAGCGAGTGTAAAAGGCTACTGGATCTTTTTTGTAAAACAGTTCACGTACACTACGTTTGTAGAAGGAATCACGAAGTTTGCCAGTCAAACCCCCCGCCCCTCTCGAAGGTCTAAAGAAGTAGGCTCCCCATGGGGCTTGGCCCTTATAGAATAGCTTACGCGCCATCGGTCGCCCAAACTGTGTAGACCAGTTATTGATGAACCTCTGATTTCTCAGCTTCTCAGCATGTAACTGTGCAATTGTAACCTTTTCACCCATGATCATTACGCTAGGCTCTTTAGGATCACCACGGTATGACATGAACAACTCAGAGCGAGCGCGTGAGCGTCTGTCTAGAAGACGAGAGGTGTTAACAACTGAGAAGTTCTGTTCTGTTCGGAAGACTTTCACAAAGTCGCCCCAAGGTTCACGGTTCTTTTCGTATCGTTCGAAGAGTACGCGGAGATTCTCAACCACTGCAGTACGCTGGTTGATTGAGACTTGTTCTCCGAGATCCTCAGCAAACTCTTGTATGAACTTCTTCTGACGTATGTTCAGGAGTTTTGACTCGTTCATGTAGTCAACTCTCTCCTGATAGAGGTTAAAATCAGGATCGTAAAAGAGTGTAGATTTAGACTCGCCTGTGAACGGGTCGAAGCTATTATTACGGGGGTCATACTGGTTGTTAACCCTGCGTCGTACGGTCCTCTTTCCCATCAGAGTGGTGCCCCTGAAGTCTGTAAGAGACAAGGGCTGCCCCGCATTGCTGGTATCAGCGATGACTAGAGCCTTGAGAGTCTTCTGTAACTTCCTTGACTGTACAAGTTGGTGAGGGCGGGAAACACCAAGGAACACGCTAGAGGGGTCGGTCTTTAGTTGTCTGGTTGGACTGAACCAAGTCAGCAGGTTGTCCTGAACTCGCAAAGCAGCGAGGCTAATAGGGTTACCCTTGGCTGTGAAGAACTTCGTCAGATCGAGAGCACCATTTTCAAACAATGCAACCTTCTCATCTGAATCGAGGTATTTACGCTTAGTATCGTGCGACTGTCTACGCAACCACTCAGAGAAAGATTCCTTGAGAGGCATAGAGCCAGGGAGCTTATCTTCGCCGAGACCCCTGAGAACTTCTTTGTTGACACGGGGGTCATTACCTTCTAGCAGAACCGTCTTGGACTTGAGTACAGGTACAAGCGTGGAACGACAATTCCAGTGAAGAGGAGGGCGAACCTTTAGGTTTTCACGAGTTTGAAAGAGACCATCGTAGGAGCTGCAGAGTGTTGACGTACGACTATCGAGGATGGCAGTGAATACAAAGCCACTGATAACGCCAGCATTGTCGTCGTAGAGTCTTTCCTTGACGAGCTGCTCGGCTCTTGTCATGTTTGTTGTAACAAGGGTTTTGGCTTGGTTCTCGGTCAGCTTAGACGCCTTCATAACGTCTTGTATGATATCAGCCTGCGGACGCCCATCGGAGATACCTCTACGGATCTTTAGTTGGATCGTAGTTAGCTGCTTGTTACCAATGGAGTTAAAGGCAGACTGCATAGTCCCGTGAGTACGATCCTCGAAGGCGAGCTTCAGAGGCGACCGTGAAATCACTTGAGCAAGCTCTCCTCGGGAGGGTGTCTGTACTCGATAGAAGTCTTTCACTGAACGTTTAAGACTGTTAGTTTGGAAGTCGATCTCAGCTCCAAGGAAGTCGTCTACTGAGCTACGTGAGAGGCCATAGAGCTCTTGCACGTGCTTAGTTACTTCCCTTTGTATATCGGGGTTATTATGTCTTAGATCTTTTCGGAGCAATGTCTTCAGACTCAGCCTATGTCGCTTAGATTCCCTCTCGATGAGGACTCGTGCTGATTCGGAATAGCGACGAGTAAGAATCATATGCTCGACTTGGCGGTCAAACAACTCTTGGGATAGCATTTAGCTTCCTTTCATTTTTGTTTCAAATTTTTCCGTAACCTCTTTATGTAGCTCCCTGACAGATAACCGCCAGGGGTCTTGGAGGCCCAGGACTTGGCCAATGAGAGCACTACAATGGATCCTGTCTTTTCGGTTACGACCTAGGCGAGTGATGGAGAGGATCGCCCCTACTGTGTCGTATCTCTTTCCCAACGACCCGAGAGAGATAGTCAGGGGGTCACTGGGGAGGCTGTGAGTCACCTCCATGATGTCCCAGTGGTCTGGGTTCAAAGTGAGCTGTTTGATACGGACTTGGTGGTTGTCTCGTTTAGAGGCCGAGAGGATAGTCCAAGAGCCGTCTGAGTTCTCTTCTGCGATCTCGACATGGCTATAGTCGCCGCCATCGAACAGGCGGATCAAACGATCCACCCATCGGTCTGTGCCCTTGTACCAAAGGAGGTATGTTTTCTTCATGATTTCTCCTTGTATATCTTTGATATTGTTAGTGGGATTGGTTGAATCAACCCAGTGTCTGTCGTCTGTGAGATCAGAAGGGATGATGTGGTCTGGTATGTGGACCCGCTAAGCACGAAAGCGTTACATGCCCTGCTAACCAAAGAAACAAACATCTCGACTACGCGGAACAGAATGTAGAATGGGCGGGGCCATGTCTTAGAAAGGAACCATTTGCTGCTCATGTGCTAACTCCTAGACAAACAGGCCATCAACTTGACTGTCAGTTAGGCCAAGCTGTGCTTTTAGGACGTAAATCAACGGGGCATCCCTGCGAATATTTGGCGTTGATAGGGCCTCAACTTTTGCCTCAAGTGTCGCCAGATACGGCTGCACAAGCGCAGGCAGACTATTACCGCCCGCCCAATTTTCCGCCTCGGCCTCTGTGATCAAACCAGCATTGTATGCTCTGACCGCAAATTGCCCGCGCGTTGTCACCATCGTTGCGCGCTTATGCTCAAGGATTTTTTCTGCCAGTTCGGCTGGGGTTCTCTTAGCCATCAGGACACCTTCACTTTCAGATTTTGGGCTGCATTGGACGTGATCCGCACTGTGGTGCTGTCGGGGTAATCAAATTCGTAATCTGTACCCAAAACAGCACCTTGGTTGAGGGCGTTTGCATCGTAGTCGATTGTCACGCCGTTTGATGAGGGGACGGACGGAGAAGCTGACGCCATATAAAGCGCAACCATCAGGTCAAGGTCATCGCCAAGAACGTAATGATTAGCGTCTGCAACAGCTTCAAGCTGCGCTTTATCCATCCGGTTTGACGCTACTGACAACGCCTGCTGTAGCGCATCAAGTTCTGCGTTTGTTGTTGCGGCTGTCCATGTGGTGCTGGCGTAGGTTGCATTTGAATTATACTCCCACGTTCCAGTGTTATTGCGCACAATATCCCGCTCGCCGCTTGTGTTGTCTATGACAGTCCACGTTGTCCGGTTATCTGTCGAAACAGCGTAAAAGGCATCGCCTGCACCTTTGACCTCACTGGCGACCATTGAATTAATGTCAGTCCAGAATGTGCTATCAATTTGCCCGTATACGTTTGTAATAGCAGGGGCATATTGAGATGTTGGGTTTTTAGATGCACCGATGTTGTACTCATAGACGTTATCACCTGTAGACCCAACAACATACATTTTCAGGCCATCTGGCTTGAAGAACAATCCCTGTGGAAATGTATCTTGCGCAGAAGCATTAAAGTTCCGCACATAGGACGCAGTAGAAACATTCCAAGCGGTACTTAGATTGTACTCATTAACGGTATTACCACTGCTTCCGACAACATACACTTTCAGACCATCTGACCTGAAGAACAATCCCTGTGGGTTTGTATCTTGCGCAGAGACACTAAAGTTCTGCACATAGGACGAGGTGGAAACATTCCAAGCAGTGCTTAGATTGTACTCATTAATGTCATCACCTGTAGACCCAACAACATACATTTTCGTACCATCTGGCTTGAAGAATAGTCCGTTTGGGTTTGCCTCTTGCGAAGAAACACTAAAGCCCCGCAAATAAGACGCAGTAGAAACATTCCAAGCGGTACTTAGATTGTACTCATTAACGTCGTCATTCCCAGTCCCAGTAGTATACATTTTCGTACCATCTGGCTTGAAGAATAGTCCGGTTACGTTTGTCTCTTGCGTAGAAGTATCAAATTTCTGCACATAGGACGCAGTAGAAACATCCCAAGCGGTACTTAGATTGTACTCAATAATGTCATCGAGCGCGCCAACAACATACATTTTCGTACCATCTGGCTTGAAAAATAGTCCTTGAGGGACTGCCTCTTGCCCAGAGACACTAAAGCTTTGCAAATAGGACGCAGTAGAAACATTCCAAGCGTCACTAAGGCCAAAACTTAATTCAAGGCCGTTGGTGGCGTCAAAAACAGTGGCATACATACCCCAGTCACCAGATGCGATGGCGCTCGTGTCCGTGAACGGGGTGACTAGATAATAGCTGCCATCAACATTGGTCAGGACCGCTGAACCACCATTTCCTTCGATTGTTTTGCCCACATCCCCAGCCGCGAATGAACCTGTGCCAAGCGTGAAAGTACCGTCCGCAGTTGCGCTAGAGGGCGTGATCGTGGTTGCATACGCTGTATCAAGACGCTCGAAATTGTAACCATCTATTGCAACGTCCCATTGGCTGCTAGATACCCCTGTTTGCGGCACCTCTTTGGTCACAGTCACCGTTGGCGCGTTGCCTGCACCGGCACTTAGGGCAATGGTCGAGGTTTCGTTGCGAAGGAATGATTTTGTCAGCGTTCCAAGCGTTGAGGTGATGCCAAGGTTTGTTTTTGCTGCATCTACATCTGTCAGATCGGACAGGTTGTTTCCGACTGCCGCGTAATCCGTTGCCGCCGTTGTCGCTGCGGTGCCAAGGCCAGACACATCAGCAGCGTCAATGGCTGCACGTCGGCTCGCAAGTGTTTGTGATAAAGTAGCCATCTTACGCTCCTACGTTCCAGTGGTTGTCTGCTGTGTAATCTGTCGGTATTGGGTCCATAGCCAGCAGTGTGTCTCTCGCGGCCATAATGGCTCCAGACGCCAGTGCAAACTGCTCGGCAAGATAAAGTACCCTATCGGCTTGTTCGTCCAGTGTGCGCCCTTTGACGGCTGCAAGCGGTGCCAAAATCGGCGCGGTTGTCGCACCCGCTTTGATTGCCTCGGCCTCTTTGACCTGAGTGGCCCACGTCTCGCGCTCTGCGTCCTCGTAGTCAACTGCCAGCAATCGCAGCCGCCGCGACATTTCTGCCTGAACCCGCGCTGCGTCTCGCGCTTTATCGGATGCCAGTTCGTCTGCCGTCTTGTCACGTACTGTCCAGCCCGCGATCCATGCCCCATTGACCTCTTGTGGCATTGATTGCTCAACCACCTGAGTAGACGCATCATGCGCTGGCTTTTGTGCGATAGTGACTGGATAGACATCAACAGAGGCACGATTTTTATCAGTAATGTTTTTGGGAAAAGAGACGTTGCGGTTGTCACGTTTCATGTCTCGGTCGGTGTAGGGGAAGACCACCCCGTCAGCTTTAATGTACTGTGTCATGTTTTAGCCTCCTTAGCTTAAAATCACGTTTGTGACGGCGTGATAGTCCACGTCTGAATATGTCGTAGTAGTCACGCTTGTCGTCGTGACGGACGGGTCTGTAAACTCGGTCGCCATGATTGTGAGCTTGTTTCCACTATAAGTATAAACTTGCTCAATGCGCTCGTCACCGGCGGTGACCCCGTCTGTGATTGTAAAAACAGTAATTTTGTTGCTCGTGTAAAGTCCGGCCATGCAGACTAGAACTTCCCCCGCAGAGATTGCCGTGGTGGTGTTTATAGCCGAGGGAGGTTCTCCACCAAACGACGTGATTGGGTCGAGTGACGCAGCATTTGCGCCGGAATACGATAGCATGATGCCACCCATTGGCGTTTTCGCACTGGAAACGGTGAAAGTCACTGTGGCAGGTTCTGAAGCGCCAGCAATTTTGTAAAAAACGCCGGGGTCGGTCTCCATGCTGCCGGGCGTCATACCATCGTTAAGCACTGTCCAACCTGCGGGTGTTGCCCATGTTTGACTGCCGTTGTCCCGCGTAGTCACACGAACTAACAGCAAATCACCCTCAACGTGCGTGGGTACTGTGATGATCACGTCATCGCCAGAGGTAGTTGAAGTGCCTACGTCAACAAAGGAAATCCCTCCAGCACCCGCTGCACCTTGGATTTTATGCCACAACATCAGGAACCATCCCCTACAAGTGCGCCGTATAGCGTGGTGCTGACCTTCCACAATGCAATCACTGTGTATCCGGTCGTTGCCAGCGTTGGTGCGGACCCTGCGTTATTTACCCACGTGATTGTGGGCCATGTAATCGTGTAGGCAGTACCATCGTCAATCATCAGCGTGATGCCCTCGCCCGCAGCCAAGCTGTCTGTTGGCGTAGAGTTTGCTGTCAGCGCCCACGTCTGGATAGAACCGTTTGCAGGCTCAAGAGCAGGCGTGGTTCCTGTCAGGGTATAGACATCTTCAATGACCGTGCCTGTGATTGTAGGGGCAGTCAGTGTTTTATTCGTCAGGGTTTCTGTGCCTGTTACTGTGGAGTAACCCCCAGACGCATGGTTGCCCCAACCGAACGCGGTATCCCAGTTTGTACTGTTCGCAATCTCAGCAGGTTGGACGGCAGTGTCAGCAGTAGCGCCTTGAGAAGCAGTAGCAAAATACTCAACATCCTGAACAGCCGCCGTACCTAGCGTCTCGTTGATATATCCGCCTGTTTCAGCGGTTAAGGACCATGTAACGCCTGTGTATACGAGTACAACTTTTAGGTTTTTGATGTCACAAACAAGGTCTTCAGCCGCACCCTCGATAGTAGAGCCATTACGTGCAACTGTGAGATTGTTTGTACCCCAAGTGCCACCTACATCTGTGATGGCAATCTCAGTCCCGAATGCTGGGGAAGCCGGAAGGGTGATCGTAAATGCACCTGCGGTCGTGTCCGTCAAGACGTTCTCGCTGGGTAATGCTGTATATGCGGCAGTTTTGATACCAACAGCCGTAAGACCTCCAGATGCAAGTTCTGCAATAGCCTGAGCAGTCCTGAGCGGGGTCATGAAGGTTGCGTTGTTAGTTCCGGCTTCGGCGGTGGCTTGGTCGGGAATGGGGATAGTTGCGGTAATCGTGACGTCGGCAGAACCGTTGAATGATGCGGAGCCAGTGACATCGCCCCCAAGGGAGATGGTGCGGGCGGTAGTTAGAGTGTCGGCGTTTGGGTGGTAGTCATCTCTAAAAATATGATTGTTGTAGAACTTCATCTCACTGGGCGAGACAGTAAAAATACTGGTGCCGCCAGCGCCCGGATCATTTTCAGTATCACTGTGTGTACCGTTGTAATACACAGAAAATCTACTGGTTGTTCTTGCGTAGAGTGTGTTCGCTTGTACGCCAAGGCCAAACCATACTCCGTATAGATCAATCATTTGCTTTGTGTCGGAACCAAATGCTATTTTGCTAGATGTGTCGAATAAAATATCACCAGTAAAAGTACCGCCAGTGAGGGGCATTTTGGCATCCAAAGTCGTCTGCAATCCATCCACATTTGCGATGACGTGGTTGTGGCTATCATCGGCAATGGTTGCCGTGATGGTTACGTTAGCAGAGCCATTGA